ACTGAGTCTGCCTTGTTTGCCGCCAGCAAAAAACTAGCTGCATCAAGTGCTGAAGCGCTATCCGTTAAGTTACGGATAAAAATCAAAACTCGGGTTACTTGTTCAGAAAAAGAAATAGAGTCGGATGGGTTCTTGGCAAAATCAATTGTGGTTGTGGTATCCACAAATACCGAATGCCCCACGCGCTTGGCCAGTGCCAGTCGGGTGCCATCAAGCATCACAACGGCCTGCTCAGCAATGTACTTGTAGCGCCCTGTTGTGTCTACGTCGGTTTCGGCCTTAGCCAAAATATACGAGATTGAAGCCGCAGGAACGACGACGGCCACGGATGACCGTGGCAGTACTACCGATACGCTAGCACGAGGCTTGCCTATGGACATCAGAAGTCCTCACGTACCTTGAACCGCAACACGTCGTACACGGTCTGAATCTGACCGTCGCTGAACGTGATCTCAATTTCACCTTCGTAGTCACCGGGCTCGCCCAGCAGCATTGCTGGGGCCGAAGCTGGGTAGAAAGCAACAACACCGTTGGGGCCGTCAGTAACAGCACCGTTAACCGTTGCTGTCAGTGTGGTATTACCCATGGCGCGAAACTTCAACAGCACAGTTGCGCCAGTCAGAGCAATAACGTTACCAGTAACGTCATCAGTGATCGTGCAGACGATAGCTGGTCGAGTGTCGCCTTGAACTAGTTTGATTTTTTCAGTCATGGTAATTCCTCAAGCTGCTGGGCGCTGACGCACCATCATGTGTACGCCACGGTAGTCACGAACGCGAGCGTTTGTTATGGCTCGCTCATACATGCCTTTGTGGTCGCCAGCAAGGGCAGGGTTAGTCCACTCTTTTTCCGGAATTACGGCTAGACGTGCAATAGCACCAGACACAAGTGTGTCAGCCCAAGTCTCGTAAATCCAGTCTTCAACGCCAGTGCCATCACGGTTGGGCTTCAGAACAGCGTACACCTTTAAATTGGTGCGGGCTGTAGGAGTTGGGAACACACGAATGCTGTTGTCGGCCTGAACCCAGTATTCACGAGGCTCGCCAGTTTCGCTGAGTTTTTCTGGGCCAATCAAGCGAAGATCAGTGCGTGTCAATGGCTGCTCGCCGTACACAACTGAAATAACGTTCTCTACTTTGCCAGTATCAGTGTCAAGGTCGTATTCGACCTGATTGGGGGCTATGTAGATCGCGCCAATCTGTTCACGCCACAGGTGCGTGCGTGCGAAGAAATCAGCGGCTGTAGAGGCCAAATACAGCCTCATAGACGCGTTTGGGCACCCGGGTAGGTGTGGTGCCAGCAAGGGCAGGAAATCGTCCCAAATCTTGGCCATTACGCGACTCCCGGCTGCGACGCAGCGTTAGCTTGGGCAGCGACACCAAGCGAGTTCTGGAAGGCCTGAAAATGCGCCACAGCGCGGGCTGCGTTGCCCTGCTGCTCGGCGTCTTTGCTGTAGGCGCGGTACAAGACATAGTCCAGCAACGCATTGGCAAAACTATCATCAATGCGAATAGTCTCAGCGGTTGCTGTGTTTGTCAGTTGTGACTCGCTCAGAGTGTGAGGAGTCGGAATCTGTGCGTATGCGACCTCAAGTCTAGCTGCCGTAGTAGCGGGTGGGTAGACGAGGAATTCTCGCGGCTGGCGTGGGTCAAACATGTACTCCTCGATGCTGACCGTAGGAGTATCTGCGTACCAGCCTTTACGCTGGTCATCAAGCGTGCGCCTATTGACTAAGCGGACACCGTATTTATTCGATGTGGGGGCGGTGTTGCGAACCACAGACACCAAGCGTGATGCGTTGGGGAACGTGGTCGTCAACACTTGGCGTGGGCCCGCGACGCAAGTGAACTCACCAGTCAATGTGTTTGAATCTGGGCGCAAGTTCAGAACGTCACGGTATCCGTCGTTCAGCCAGTACTGCAGTTCGGTAACGGTCCACCGCACAGAGTCTTCGTCCTGCAAGAGCGTTCGCGCTCGCACAATCAGATCAACAACTTTTACGGTGGCCATGAATTACCTCACTGTTCGGGGGCGACTGGTGTAGATTCTACAGCAGCGTCAGCTTCTGTGGTAGTTTCGGCGGCTTTTGGTTTACGAGCGCGAGGAGCCTTGCCTTCAGCAGCTACTTCGTTGGAATGCTGATTGGCCAGTGTTTGACCTTGTTCGGTCAGGGCCCAGTCAGTGTCTTCCATGCGTGCGATCACGACGATTTCGCCGTTGATTACTGCGCGGATTTTGTGGCCAAGAACTTCGCCACCGATACGTTCCATCAACTCAAGTGCGTTCATGTGTACTCCTAAATGTAAAAAGGGGCCCCGGAGGGCCCCTTTACTGTACCACCAATTAGCTGGCGGAGCCCACTTGGGCAACCACCAAGGCTTGGGGTTTGACGACCTTGCGGCCATACACAGCCAAACCACGGACGATGTCGCCGAAGTCAGTCTGGTTACGCAGAGGTTCAGTCTTGTTGATGGTCATGGCGAAAGACGTAGCAGCCTTTGTACCAGCGATCATCGTACGACGAGCCTTGGCGTTGGACACGGAACCACCTGTGGAGGTAGCAGACAAGCCAGCAACCAGAGCCTTACCAGCTTCGCCTTTTGGCAGCAAGTTCGACACGTAGACGCTGAAGCGGTCCAACATACCGATCTTGCCGGTACGGATGGTGCTCGACTGGTCGCCAGTGAAGTACGCCTGAGCGATGCTGGATTGCATCAACAGGTGACGGTCGTAGGGCGTCAAGATCAAGAAGCGGCCATCTTCGGGCACGTTCTGCTCGTCCAACACTGTGGACATGCGCAGGATAGCCTTCAGGACGTTTTCAGGGGTGGCTTGGTCGATAGGAGCAGTGTCTGTGCCCAAGTTGTAGGCAGCAGAAATAGCACCAGCGGTAGCGCCTTCGTTAGCAGCGGCAGGGCCTTCGGTCACGAAGCTGTTGAAGAACACTTCGTTTTCAATGGCGATCTTCAACTGCTTGGCAGCGTCTTCGGTGAACATGTTCATCAAGTTCATGTCGGACTGATAGGCCAACACGTCGTTGACTTGCACGCCAAAGTACTTACCCTTGTTGACTTGCATGTCTTGGAAGCTGGGAGTAGGAACTTCGTAAGACAAGTTCTGGCCAACAGTGTAGTCAGAGATGCTGATCGAAGGAGCCAAACGGATACGCACGGTATCGCCTTGGTTCTTCAACTCGCCTTCGTAGTCAGTGTTAGTGACTTCAGACAACATGGTGTTCTGATAGAACTTGGCCAACAGCTTGCCAGACCACAGGGTGGGGATGAAAGCGCCGGAGTAAGAAGGGTTGGTGTCAAATGCACCAGAGCCCGTGACGGGATAAACAGCAGCCATGATGGCCTCCTATAAAATTAAACAGGTTGGGAAGATACTTTGCCCACGGATTACGCTGTTACGCGACCTTCCATGAACGCTGCATCAATTTCAGCTTCAAGTTTCCTTGCCTCTTCGACACGCCCCTTGACACCCAGATCAGTAGCCTTGCGGAACATTTTTTCAATGTCGGCATTGGTATAAATCTTACCTTTTTGAGAGGTAGGAGGTGCGCTGGTAGCGCTACGATTCGGCTGAATTTGACGCTCAAGCTCTTCGGTTTTGTCGGCAGCGGGCTCTACGGGTTTGATGCTCTGCTTGAACAACGAAACGTAGTGTGCTACTCCTTCAGCGTCGCCTCGGTTGAACGCTTGTTGTGCAACAGAAGCACGTGGGGCTCGTAGCAGCGGGTCAACTTCGTTGAGCCAAGCGATCCACTTGGGATCAGCGTTGACTGCTTCAAAGTCCGGCACCATACGGTACAGGCGCTGCTCAAAGCTGGCTTCGGACACTTGGGTACCGGTGGTGGTCAACTGCTCACGCAGTTTCTCATTCTCGGCACGCATGGCCTCTAGCTCGCCACGGAATTCTGCTGCCACTTCGCGGGCAACTTTGCGCTGGACTTCAATCAAGTCCGAACCAAATGCTTCAACATCAGCATCAGTCACCAACTTCTCAGCAACTGCTGGCTTTGCTGGCTCAACCGGCTTGGTCTCTGCGGCTTTGCGGAGGTTATCCACTTGGGCCTTGAGGTCACGCAGGTCTGCATGCAAACGAGGAACTTCGGCGTCGTACATGCCCTTGAGGGTTTTGTACTTCTGCTCCCATTTCTCTTCAGCAACGACTGATTCAGTCGGTGTCGGCGTTGGCTCAACAGGCTTTGGCTCCGTGGGCGCGGGCTGTGGGTCTTGGGGAGGCTCTGCTGGGGTAGGCGTTGGCTCTGCAGGTGCAGGGTTGTTCGCTTCGGTCAGCTGCTTTTCCAGTGCTTCCAGTTCACGTAACTGAGCTTCTACTTGTTTTGGCAATGCCATTTCAATTTTCCTTTTAGCTCCAACTCTGCTTCAGGCTCCTACTGCGGTCTGCCGTTCACATAATGGTTTGCTTCGGATTACAAAAATCGGATCATCTGATCCGGTCGAAGACCTCTTGCGATTTCTCAACCGCTTCGAGGAAATCTGATAAGACCTCAGCCCGACCTTGTAGACGGTGAATCCTGACCGGGTCATCTGCGGCGATCAAAGAGGTTTTAGTCTCTTCAAGTTTCGCGGCAAACAACGCGAGGAGGGCTTCACTGTCAGGCAGCTTACAACGCATTAGTGCTTGTATCTGCTGCCGGTCAGGCTTTTGGCCTACAAAAATCTTCATGTGTGGATTCTATACAACAAATTCACAAAAAGTCAAACACCGTTAGGGCGTGGTGACATCATATTTCCTTCACGGCCACCAACTTGGCTACCGTCAGGCAACATATTCTTTGGTGCAGGGCCCTGCGTCATGCCCGGAGCACCGCCGCCTTGGAGTTCGTTGGCGATCATGGCCAACTGCTCTTGGAGCTGCGCGTTTTGCTGTTGCAGAGTCTGCATAGCTGTCAGCGTTGGGCGATCAGGGACGATACGGTTGACGTTGCCACTCAGGTTACGAGCCTGCTCACGCAGCAGTTCTGCTGCACCATCCATACCAACGATCTGCTGAGCAACTGGGCTGTTGAGCACAATCTGCAAGAACTCGTTGCGGCGGACAGCTTCAGCTTCCTTGACCACCAAGCTAGTAGCACCCTTGGCCACAGTCTTGACGTCGCCGATCAGATCGGGGTCTTTGCTGTAACGCAGGTTGTCCTGATACAAGCGCTCGATGGAGGGCACAATGACATTGCGGTCAATGTTGCTGATAACCTGCTTGATACCCTTGCCAGCGTTGGAGATCAACATGGACAAGCCAGACGACGTACGGCCAGCGCCACCAGACGGGTCGCCAGTCATGTAACGTGGGATCATGGTGTCTTCATCAGCGCGGGCGCTGAACTTCTCAAACACAGCCATGAGTTCCTGAGCATTGCTACCGGGCTGGAAGAACGTCAGAGGCTGCGAGCCGTCGTTGAACTCCGAGCTCTGGAACTGCCAGATTTTCCAAGGGTACATTTCAGTGATGTCTTCGCCCGGTGGCAGGCGCGATACGTTGACACCAACCTGTGGGCCAGAGCTGATACCCATGTTGTTTGCCAAGCTACGAGCTGCAGCGTTCACCATGTTCTGCGAGTCACGGCACAGATCAGTCACGCCCTTGCCTGCAACAGAACCGGGCACTTTTTCGTACGAGGTAACGTAGTATGGCTTGCGGCCCAGCGGGTCGTAGTTCAACACAGCGCGGATCACAGTCGAGCCGACCAACCACACCTCGCATGGGTAGCTCATGTCAGGATCAGGAATCTCTTTCTTGGACAGGCCCCAGCTCAGCAAGTCGCTGCCTTTGACGCTGTCCCACATCTGCAGGGCGTCGATCAGGTCTGTCGTGAAGATAGTCTGTGTAGTGTCTTTGCCTTCGGCGGTAGCCTGAGCACTGTCAGTCCACAGCCACTCGTTCAAGTTACCCAAGTCAAAGTTGTTGAGCACCGAGCGGATGGCGTCGTCGTTGTACCCGGGCACGCCCATCAGGGCTTGCAGGTCTTCACGAGTCATGCGGTGACGCTCAACGATGAAGCCGTCTTGAATGTCCGAGGCCCATGGAGCCCAGTAAATCATGAACGG